AATTTAACAAGACTAATTAATAAATATAATAAATCATACCCAGATTTTAAAGATGACTTAAGAGAACCTCTTTCGTATGAAGATTTAGAAGATTTAATTAAACGTTTTAAAAGAGATGAAATCGAAACCGAACATATTAAAAAAACAGTAGCAGATTTTTTTTATGGGTTGAATTATATATATAATGATAATGGATATGCTTTTAATAAAGTGTATTGGGATGATTTCTATTCACACAAAACTAATCTATATGAATATATTGAGTTTAATATTGATGAAATATCTAATAAAAATCTTTACAAAGATTTTAAAGTAAAATTAAAAAAATGCTTAGAAAAATATTTAGAACGTAAAAAATGGAATGAGAATTTTAATAAAAAAAAATTAATGGGTTTAATTTAATTATTAGGTGTTTCTGGTGTTGTATTGTTTGTTTTTTTAACTGATTTTTTTAATATTGCTTGTATTTGTTCGTCTGTATATTTTATAACTTGGTGGTCTATGCAATTATTCATTAGTGCTTTAGCTACTATTTTCAAATCTTCATCCATTACATTTTCACTTTTAATTATTTCTAATAGAAAATTATTAAGATTATCAGTGAAACCCTTATCAGCTTCATTTTCATATCGAACACAGTTGAAAATATGACTTTCTAATTTATAAGGAACTTTAACTTCAGTTTTAGGTTCTGGTTCTGGAGTAGTTATTTGTTCTACACTTACTCCATCCCGTTCTATTCTTAATTCATCCCACTTAGTTGAAGCTGTGCTTAATGAAGACATTATTTAGTTTTATTTTTTAGTAAATAGAATATATTTATACTTATTATTATTATAGACTTTTTTTTTATAAATAATACAATAATATATATATATAAATAATAATAGTGTATCCAGAGTTAAACTATATATTAATATGGGTTCTACCAATAAACAGATAGAAGATTATATAGCAAAGCATTACAAAGGGCGATTTCTAGGTTGTTTTTATGCCGATTGTCTACCTAAATTACTACCACCTAATTCGAGTTTAATAGCTAATTATAGCAATCAAGGAGAAGAAGGGACGCATTGGGTTGGAATGGGAAACCTAAATCAAGATAATGGTAAGCCATCTTTTTATTTTGATAGCTTCGGAAGAAAACCAGATGGTGCTGATAATGTATTAAATAAGAAGACCTATTTTTTAGATTATATAAAACGTAATAGTAGAAATAGATTTAGTAATAATAAGGAAAATATACAAGCACCTACTAGTGATACATGTGGGGAATATGCTACCTATGCTATTGTAAATCAATGTGTGCCATATATGAATCATCCAGACCCGTGGGCGCCTTTTGTTAGTGATTGGACTACTCCAGAAAAGAATGATATATTAATTAGAAAACTTATACAATTTTCTTAGGTATATATAAGAATAAAAAAATAATAAAATGGCTACTCTAAGTATTAATAGTAGTGATATAGTTGGTGTCAAACATTATCCCGAAAATTATACTGATGATTTAATTGCTGTATTAGAAGCATTAAGTTATAAACAATCTAGTAGTTTAAATGTTGAAGACCCAATTATATATGGTAGTGCTAGTATTAAGCTATCTAGCCCTAGCGATTATGATTGCTATCAAAAAATAAAAGCAAAATCTATAAGTGCAATTGTAAATGAATTTAAAGCAGTTATAAAAAGATTAGAAGCTTATAAAGGACTTTATATAGCAGATATAAAAGCTGGTAGTATAGATGCCTTGCGTATTGTGCCAAATGATATAGATGAAGATAAATGGGATAAAGAATTATCCAGTATGTTGGATAAATCCAGAGAATTATTTAGATTAAAAAAAATAGATAAATCTGAATTAGATTTATGTTTAAAATTTTTAAAACCCAATTTACGTAATTTTGATATAGCTATAGTAAAAAAAGAAATACGTTTTAATATTGCTAGATGGACTCCAGAAGAAATTAAAAAGGGTTATCTTGTTAGACGTGGTTTGAAGCTTACTTTAGAGGAAGCAGTTCAACAAAAGGAATTAACTAAAATAGATGTAATTGCTTTTAATGTAAATCGATATCCAGAGATTAGTATGGTATATTTATATGAACTGGGCGGACACGTTTTAAATACTGGTTATAATGAAGAAGATCGAGAATTACTATTACAACAAACTATACCTCCCCTTATTTATGATGATAATTATTTTAAAGTAGCTAAACGGGTTTTTGCTATAGAAAGATATAGAAAACGCCCCAATTTGCGAGTTTTAGAAATATTGATGAGATTGTTTAATAGTGATTTGGGGCGGATTTATCAAATTTTAGCTGACCTTAACACAACACTCTATATTTTTGATAACTATAAAAATATAGATATGAGTAAAATTGAGTATATGTTAAATCAAATTAGATTTAGAACTTCGAATTTTATTAATAAAACTTATGAAAAACATGAAACAGAATATTTAAAATTATTAGGTGAATTCGAACACAATCCATTAAAACAACGTAAAAAATTAGAATCTTATAGAGATAAAATGTATGAATTAATGAATACTCAAACTAAAGAATATTTAGAAACCAATCGATTACTACCTATCCCCGCTGAATATTTGCCTTACAGGACAGCTCCAGAAGAAAAATCAAAACGTGAAAAAACACCATCTAAACTATTAAAAGGTAAAGGACAAATGACTAAATATAGGCATCAAAATTTATTAGAAGATGATGATAATGATTTAGTTGGTTCAGGTATAAATTACAAAAAAATGAACTTAAAGGATTTAATTACAGAACATAAAAAATTAATAGGTGTCCTTAAGAAAGGCACCTCTAAGCAACGGATAAAAGAAGCCCTAGAACAATATCACGAATTACAAGGATATTTAAAGGATATGAAATAGCGATTGTCTATATATAATAAAACTAGACAACACTATCTACAATAACGTGAGCCATATCCTTCTACTTCTTCTATAGATTTATCTAATTTTGTCTTTTTTGTTCTTTCAAATTTTTCTGGTTTTTTATTTTTTTTTAGTTTAAGTTTTAATGCTTTTTTTTTAGCTCTATATAATTTAACTTTTTCTTGCCTTTCTTTCCACGAATCCATTTTTTCACGTGGTTCATCTACAATATCTTGTAATACTTTAGGTAGTTTAGGTCTTCCGCGTTTTTTCTTTTCTGGTTCAGGTTCCTCTTCTGGTTCTGGTTCCTCTTCTGGTTCAGGTTCCTCTTCTGGTTCTGGTTCCTCTTCTGGTTCAGGTTCTTTTTTTTTCTTTTTCAAAGTTATAGTTTTTTTCTGTTTAACTTCTTTTTTCATTTCCTTTAATGTTGTTGGTTTTTCAGGTTCAAATAATTCTGCCATTGTAGTTTTTTTAGTTGATTTTTTAGGTTCTTCTTCTTCTTTCTTTACTACTTTTTTAATCTTAATTTTAATAGGTTTCTTGCGTGGATGCCTTAAAGCCTCCCCTAGTTCAGGATTAGCAACCTTTTTCATTGCTTCTTTGCTTACTGCCAGTTTTTCAGGCTTACCTAATATACGTATTTTACCCAAATCAGTTATTTCTATATGTTTATCTAATTCGTGGATTAACTCTAATTTTTTAAGTAGTGTATATCTAGGTATTCGAACGTGTAAATTATAATCACGGGCTATGTCCCTTAGTTCTTTAGCTGTAAATATATGCAATTTAGATTTAGACATTGTTTTAACTCTGGATAACTATTTTATTTTATATATTATTATTATTTATATTTATTATAGATTTTATTTATCCCATATTAAAGAAGCATATAGAATATCTAGCCTTATCATTACTAGATAATTCATTACTGTGTTCCCATATCTTAGCGTTGAATATAGTTGGTTTAAAGCATATATCATATTTATTACCATTTATAGTTGTTGCTCCTCCTTTATAGTTACCTAATCCGATAATATAGCTTTCGCCTTTATTGTTTAAATCCTTATGTGGATTACTAGCATAATCTTTATTACATTGTATTGAATTCCATATTATATCTTTAGGCACATATTGGGTGCCATATTCCAATAGCATTTTATATAATTCATTATATTTTATATTATTTTTACAATCATGTAGTCCTTTTACTCGCCTTATTCTATGCTTCCCGAATGTCATTGTAAAACCATATCCCGCTGTATCCCTATCACGATTTACTATAAATTGAGTATCATCTAATTTATCTATTAAATTTTCTATAAATAAAGTTCTTTCGATTTTTGGTAGTTGTTTTACTGGATTGTATTTTCCTTTTTTATTTATAATACGTAATTCTTTATATGGTGATTTGCATTTTTTTATAACTAAATAATTGGGATATTTTTTTAATAGTTCTTCCACTCTTGTGTCATTATCTTCCTTTCGAAATTTATTAGTATTCATTCCACCTTCTCCCTTATAGCATTTAGTATATAAACCATAATTACAATATTTTAGTATTATATTATCTTTTATAAAATACTTAATAGTTCGTTCATAATCTTCCTTATGATCGCATTCTATTTTTAAATCATTACTATGTCTATTTATAAAACCATATAAACCACCATATAATAATCTTAAATCGAATGATGTTTGATTTGTAAAAAAATAAGGATTATCTGTATTGTTAATACTCCATATAAATGAACCGTATTTTTTACAGTCCCTAAATGCTTGTGTTATAAATGGTTTAATATCTTCTATTATAATTGTTTTCTTTTTATCTTTATCTGTTGTATAGAATTTTGCAATATCATCATCTAATGAAACTATCATTTTTTTAGGTTTAAAATAATCTACTATAAAATTACGTTGATTTGCTAAACCTAAAACTCCCACTATTATATTAGTATATTCTGGTAGTGCTTCCTTATATAGTATAGCTTCAGCATCATTTGCTACAAATATATAGATTTGCTTTTTATCAATATTATAGTCTTCTAATAGTTTAATGGTCTTTTGCTTAATAGTAGTATGGCGTTTATAGCTGGGTATGACATATGCTACTTGTTCGTGTCTGGCTTTTAATGCTTCACTTTGAGACATTTTATTATTTACTTTATGGCTAGATATTAATTTGTTTTGTTTGGGCGATTATTTATAGATAGAATTTTTCTATATATATTAATCAACTATGTAGGATATGTAGGATATGTAAGAAAAAATCCTACATTCTATTAATTTAATCTCTATATATAAATACTTGTTTTTAAAAATTTTCAAAAAAAAACCTACATATCCTACATATCCTACATTCGCCATACGTTTTTCCTTTTTTTACATATGTAGGTTTTTTTATTTAATTTTAAAAATCCTACATTAATAAAATATCCTACATCATTATATAGTTTAAAAAGAAAATAAGATAAAGAATTTTCTATCCATAAATAAAAAAGTATAAAAAAATCCTACATTCCAAAAAAAATCCTACATTCCAAAAAAAATCCTACATATCAATTTCAACAGCCTGTTCCCAATTAAAGAATTCCTTATACTTATCAATATCAAAACTATAAACAATACCCTTAGTAGTGCGTTTTTTAGTAATAAAGCTATAAGTATTTAATTTTCTACTAAAAATATTACTAGAAATATCCATATTGATTTTATTTCTTTCTTTATATTTATCGAAATATGAAAATAATCTATTTAGACTAATATCGATTGTTTTTTCATCTAATTCCATATCTTCGCGCATTCTATATAAATGGTCTTGTAAAAATGAATAACTAATACATTTGTTTTTAATATTATTAGTAGCTTCATTATTAACATTAGCCCCATAATTATAATTTGCAGTATCGTGTTCTAACATATATTCATAAAAGCAACGTAATATTTTATAATTAGTATTATATTTAATTCCTTCTATTAATTTATTACTTCCAATTATTTTATATATTTCATTAAAATATAACGTTTTTTCTTCTATAGTTCCATATTTAACCTTATTACAATCAAACATTCTAATACGTCTATTATTATCATCTAAAGGTATAGGACAATCATCATTAGAACAACCCATATATTTTTCATATGAATTATATCGAAAAGCATTAATGCATTTAGGTTCTATAATCATTGTATCACTTGTAATACATGTTTTTAGTTGGTCTGTAAATTTACTAGATGTTTTATAAGAAACCTCATCTAATAATACTAATAACTTATCTACACGTGCTTGTGCGAATTTACCGAATACTTTTTCTTCTAATTCACTTGTTTCAATACAATACTTATGACCTATAATAGATTGTATTAATAAAAATATAGTAGTTTTACCAGTTCCAGCTAATCCCTTAAAGAATGGCATAGCATCTAATTTTGTATTAGGATGTTTTAAACAATCACTTATAAAATTAGTAATATATTCGATACTTGATGAATCATTACAACATATATCATTTATAAATTTGAATAATACTTTACAATATTCTTTACGTTCTTCTTGTGTTGTTGGTAGGTCATCATATATATACTTATCTATTTCGAAACCTGTAAATTTATTTAATACATTAGGATTATTAAAGTTTTTATCTGGATTAAAAACTATTGTTTCATATGTTTTACAATATTTATCATCTAACCACGCTTCTATAAATTTCCATTTAGGTGTAAATCTAAGATTAACCTGACCCATATTATTGAAAATATCCTTTAATTCCACTTTACTTATAAATGTCTCACCTTCTAAATTTTGAGGCATATAGTCTTTTTCGCCCATATAAAAAGACATAGGTTTATTAATTTTACATACTTTATCCTTAGTTTCTAATCGTTTTTTAAACATTAAATATTTATTATAATCTATATCTACATCTAAATATTTATTATCGATATTTGTCATTGGTTTAATAGTCAATTCAATAGGCATAGCATTTTTAACATTAAAAAAATCAGTTAGTTTTTTATTGAAATAATCTATATCATCCTTTACAATTTCCTTATTATTCTCTACAAAAAGCCCATCATACATATATGTCCCTATTTTATATCCTTTAGTTTCCATTTCAATAGTAAGTAAATCTATTAACTGTCTTTCATAATTACATATAATACGGCTAAATATAGAACCTCTTTCATTATCTGTTTTACCGTTTTTTTTACATTGTTCTTTAGCATATTCTGCTATTTCTTTATAACAATCTAATTCATAAATAGTATCTATTATATTATTTAATTCATCATAAAACTGTTTTATAAAAATATCTAATTTTTTAATATTAAATGTTATTTTTTGATTTATTAAACTAGCACCAAAGAAAAACGTAAGCAAAAAGCGCTTTGCTACATCCCTATCCATTTTTTTACCTTCAATACGTAGTTCGTTCATATGCCCCTCTGGATTATCTTCTACAATTTGCTTTAGTATTTCTTCACGATTTTCTATAAACTTCTTTAAGTAGCTACATTTAGTAATACCATGTTTTAAACATAAATTATAAATAATAACTGGATGACAATTTTTTATATCTAAATCATTGTAATATTTATTAGCTAGAATTTTGCGGATCTCACCAAACATATTTGTATAGCTAAAACCTAATCCCGTTTCATTATTGTTCTTATATCTTCCATACTTATCTAATGTATATGTAATTTCAACACTATCATCATAAACACAACTTTCTAAATTTTTTAATCTACTTATAATTGGGTAGCGTTTTGTTTCATCTTCTATTTGCGTTTGGGCGTCATCCCATTTTAATAATACATTAGAGTTGATAAGTAGATGCAATTTAGTCATATCTATATATTCCTTACGAGTAAAAGAAGTAGTAGCCATTTTGAAAAAGTTTGATAGTTGTCTAATTTATAGAAAGTATTTTATCTTTAAGTTGATTTATTTATATATAGAAATATTTTTCAATAAATAAACGCTAATTATAAAAGGCATTTTTACAGTAGTTTATAAGGGTTTATCCGCCACTGTTTAAAATTCTAGATAACTTTAAAATTATCGATAGTTGATAAAAAAAATATAAAAAAATTAAAATATATATATATATTATTCGATAAATTCTTCAGTTGGTGTTTTAAGTGATTCAGTATATTTAATATGCTTCTGTGTTTTGTTATGCTGAGCCCCTGTAAGCTTAGAAACAACACCACCACAAGCGCATCTAATAGGTTGTAGTAGAGTTTCTTTATTTTTTTTGTAATAGTTATTAGCTAGTTGATTTCGCTTTTGCTTAAACTCTTCATCATTCTTATGGATTTCTACCCACTTCTTTCTAGAAGCTTCTATATTAGGTTTATGAGTATCTCTATAATGTTGCATATAAGCTTTGAATTGTTGCTTATATTCTTCTGGCATAATAGGCATAGTAGGGATTTGAGTTGTATTAGTAGTCATTTTATAAGTTTAGCTCTGGATACACAAAGTAATTTATATTAATATTATATCTTTAAGTTATTTATATTATAAATAGAAAATAATTTTATATAAATTAAACTATATAAATAATTAAATTTGTTTTATTTCTATAAAAATAAAATATATATAAATAATAATAATAAATAATAAATAATAATATAAATATAAATAGTAATCCAGAGCTAAACTATAAATTTATAATGAATTCAACTAGTGAAATCAAGTTTTTAACACCTGAAGAGACTAAACAAGCATTTGCTGATGTTAATAAGGAAGGAGTAATAGGTTCTAAATATTTAGATGAATATCCTGAATGGAAACAACGAGAAGTAAAAGAACGATTCGCTTTGACCTTTAAAGATGACCGTTCGGCTTATCATAGAGAATATGAAGCTAATATGAAAGAGAAAGAATCCAAGCAAATTATAAGTGATGATGAAGAAGAACGAATTATACAAGCTTATGGAAAATATAAAGAGTTTCAAAAACTGCGAGAAGAAGCAATGAAAGAAAAAGCAATACTAGAAAAAGAAGAACTAGATAAGGCTGTAAAAGCCCGTGTAGAATGGAATAATAAACAGAATGAACTGCCTGATGTAGTTGTTAATTTTGATTAAGACCTTATAGAAGACATAATAGTATTATATGTTTTTTCTGGGATTCGCTTTTTAATACGTTTTAATTTACTTTCTGCATCTGTTATTTCACCTGCTTCTAAATCGCTTTCGATTTCACTTAATACATCATCGATATCTGTTAAGTGTCCCCCCTTAATTTCGGTTTTTGCTTCAGCTTTCTCCATTGGTTTAGCGGGCTTTTTGCTAGCAACACGTTTTTTATTATATTTTCGCTTTGGTTTGCCAGATATAGACTTTATATGTTTATGAAATTTATTATTATATCCGAATGTAGAAGGAACAAATCCCTTTTCGTGTGATTCTTTTGCAATTAGTTCTAGTTGTGGTCTAATCATTTCTGTTAATTTAGAATCACGTCCAGCATCACAAACAACACGTAATATACTAGGATGATATTTATCTAAATCTACACCAATATCTAGTAGATGCTTTAATTTATCTTTATGTTTAATATATCCATATCCTTCATTTATTAATTCTTTTTTTTTATCTATTTTTTCTGTTAATTTCTTTTCACTATCGCATACAACGCGATTATTGACTATTTTCACTCTACATTTTATAAGCATTTTTTATAATGAATTTTTATATTATCTTATTATAAATAAAAGAAAAAAAATTCTAATACTAAGCTGTTATTATGGATATGCAAAAAAATGATAATGTTAAATTAGACCCTAAACTACTTTTTAAAAAGGGGTCTAAAATACAAGTATGTGGGTCTAGTGGTAGCGGTAAAACATATTGGATAGCTAATTATCTAATGAATGTTGATACTGATTTTCAAGAGATTATATGGATTACAAATGAATTAAGTTCTAAACAAGAATTGATAAAAAAATTACAAACAAAATTAGGAGATAAATTTATACTAATGATTGGATTAGAAAAGAATCAAAAAGAATTAAAACAGATGTTTCAAGATAATAAAGAAGATAAAATTAATACATGTGTTATTATAGATGATTTAATGATGGAACAAGGTAAATTTACGGCTGAGTTGTTTTTAGCTGGTAGACATCTGAATATTACTATATTCGAATTAATACAGAGTATATTCGTAGGAGGTAAGCAATCGCGAAATATGCAACAGAACGTTCAGTATTTTGTACTGTTTCAATTTCCAGATGCTATCAGTGTTGTAAATTTAGCTCATCGAATGGCTACTAGTAAAACAGGTAGAGATTCTATAGTAGAAGCGTGGAAGGAATCAACAAGTAAAAAAGGTGGATGCCTTATCATAGATACTATAACTGGTCAATATGATTTAGAAGATTCGAAATTGCTACGTTTTCGTGATACAGAATTAGACATTGTATATAAAAGTCTAGCAAATGCTTAATAAATATATAGTTATACTCTGGATACATAAATATAAAATATATATAAATAATAATAATAATATACATAATATAATATAATAAAATTAATAATTTTTGTAATATATATATAATAGTGTATCCAGAGTAAAAACAATAAAATGACTATTAAATCATATGAAACTAAGCTATTGGCTATGGCTGGTTCTGGTAAAGTTAAAGCCAAAGCAAAAGGAACATATACTAAGGAAATGCGATTAGCTAATTTAGCTAAAGCGCGTTCTATGCGTGGTAAAGGTATTACAAGCACAGCAAATACAGCAGTAGAAACAGCTGTTGGAAGGGGTATTACAAGTGAAGCTGAAACAGCTATTGGAACGGCATCGGGTAAAGGCTATTATACACAGGATTATGTGCCTAGCGACCAGTTAAATTTTTTAGGTTCTCCTTTAGATAATATGGATTATGCAAAAATACGGTCTAGACGTGAAGATAAACGTAAAAAGGGTGAATATACATATTCTAAAGAAATGGCTGATAATGAAATGCCTATACCAACTGTATCAGGTTCTGGAAAAAAGAAAGGTAAAAAAATGATACATAAACCTAAGAGAAGGACTTATGAAGAGGAATTAGTAAATGATGGTTATATGCCTACTATGGGGGCTTCTATGCCTCAACAAATGGTTCAATTATATAAAGGTTCAGGTTTAAGTTGGAATGATTTTGTAAGTGGTGTTCGAGATGTTGAAGGATTTGTAAAAACTGGTATGGAAATATTTGATAAAGGTTCGCAATTATATGATAGAATTAATAGAGCTACTCCACCAAGTAGAAGTAATCGACCTTCTAGTAGAACAGTTCATCCTAATACTGAATATAATCAAACTAATGGATTATATGAACCTTTGGATGAATGGCAACATATTGAACAACCTTTAAGTGATAGACCTAATAGACGAAGCACATCAATCGCCGAATATGATGAAATAACACCATCTTATAGTGACACAGCGTATTCTGATAGACCAACAAATAGGCGTCAAACATCAAATATCCCTATAGAACGCATTAGTCCAAGACCTACACCAATGACACCAAGCCAACGACAAGTAAGGGATATGTATGCGGAACGCGATATGCTACCAGAATATAGACCTAATGAAAAAAGACCACAAGCTAATTATTTATGGGATGATGCCGAAAGAACATTAGAAGATGGGCGTAAAGCTAAACGGGACACATACTATCAACCTACTGAAGGATTAGAAGACCAAGAACAAACTGATAGATATATACGTGAATTTGATGAAGCTATGTCAGGAAAAAAACCAAAATCTAAAAAACAAAAAGAACAAGAAATGATAGATGCAGATATTGAAGAAATACAAAGACATAAAGTTAAAAAGCCTTATGATATGGCAGAAGTTGAACGTAAAATTGCTAAACAATATCAAGATTATGAAATGTATGATGAAAATCGGCGGGGATATGAACGTGAAGCCCGAGAAATGATGGCAGACCGTAATTTAAGAGCACCTACTAAACGCGAATTAGAACAGCAAAAGCGATTTATGTCTAATGAAAAATATAGAGCTATTGATGATTTAGATAGAGAAGAAAAAATGCGTAGATTTGAAGAAGAACGTGTTAAACCAAAAGCACCAGCAAAAGCACCAGCTAAACGCCTTACAAAAGCACAGCAATTAAAATTAAATCAAGCTTATTTAGATAAACGAAAAACAGAAGAAAAAGATGTGCAACAAAAAATAAGACAACGCGATTATGAATTAAAATCTAAACCAACAATAAGCGAAGAAGCTATTCATACACAGTATAGAGCAAGAGAAGGAAAACGGGCTAAAAATAAATTAACTAAATTAGAAAAAGCCAGAATGGAACGCGAATTAGGCAAAGAAAGCGACCCACGATTAGCTAAACGCCTAGCAGAATCTAAAACACGAGCACAAACAAGGACACCTAAAGAAACAGTTGAACCACATGCCACACGAATGGCTAAACGCCTAGCAGAAGCAAAGGCTAAACGCCGTTAAATTATACATTATGTTTTATTAATGGTGTTTTAGGTTCTTTATCTATTGGTGAATTAGAACGAGTATTTACGCAATCACTATCACAACACATACTATGACAATGCTTTAATTTATAATGCAAAATTATATTACTCAGCATACTAGCTATACTAAGTATTAAAGAAGTTAATACCATATCATCCATTTTTGTTCATTCATTTATATTTATTTATATATTTTTTAAAAGTAATTAAATTTTTTTAATATTTCAATTGATTCATTTAAATCCTTTATAATTTTATTAAGTTTTATTATTTCTAATTTTAAATTTTTAATAGTATCTACAGTAGAAGAAACTACCCACATTTGTGAAGCTAATTTTTCATCTATTATACAAGGTTTAGGGGGCAAACACATTTTATATATTAATATATATAAATATTAAAATTTATGAAAAAAAATTAAAATGAAATTACAGAAAAACATTAAAGAAAAATACACAAAATCACCTACAAAATTTTAATATACGAAGGAGGTAGTGCTACCACCATCCGTAACGCTCAAAAGTGAATCACTCGAGACTCCTACTACAAGGAGCTGAGAAAGTCCTGCTAACGGAGTCAAACTAGTATCGATAGAAGCAACAATATCGACACTGCCTACCTCTTTATCGCCCGACGCGTTAGGTAAAGTGCCATTACGACGAATATTGTAGCAAAAGAAAGAGAAATTACTTCGGAATTCACCAAAAGATAAAATAGGATTATCCATTTTATATTGTTGATTCATATTGATATTGCTAGAACCATCATTACGACCGTGTAAATCACGAACCAGACAACACTGTTTATACATCTCATATAGTTGACTTGTATCCTGAGTTGAGTTAATTGCGAGGTTTAGACTGTAGAGATGTGGGTATATCCTGCCGTTGACTGTAAGGCGAACGGATGATAAGCATTGTTTATTTGCTATTAAAGTATCGCGAGGAGGTAATGGAGAATAAGTTTTAAATTGATGTGTTGGTCCCGCAATTGCACTAATACCACCAGATAATTCATTAGGAGAATTGGCGTTGTTGTTCTGGTTGAGTAGTCCAATGACGACTATGTTTGGCACTCGCCCCGCTAGGACGTTCTGGAGCGAAATTGAGTTCTGTCCTGCTGGAACTGGCACAAGAAAAGCATTAGCTGAAACTACTGGAATATAAATGGGTTGCATACTAATAAGCGATTGATATGAGCGCAATGCGGATTGAGTGGGTGTGTATTGGCGTTCGTAGTATTTAGCACTGAGAATATTCATTACTACATTTGGTCCAAGAGGTTGGTCTATCCAAGTATAAAAAGCTAATCCCGATGCCCCTGCGGCGTGAGTTAAAACACTGCTATTAGCACACGAAAAAATATTAGTAGCACTATTAAGACGTAGGATAAAATTCTCTACGACTCCAGGTGGTAGCATCTTAGGGGTTAACCATACGCCATCACGAGGTCTATATGTGATTTCAATAGCTGAACTATTATTAGTAAAATTTTGATTATCATAAGACCCATCAATAGCTGTTAATATAGAACCGTGAGTAGAGTTTAATGATGAAACACCAGTAAGCCAATCAGTATTGATAATACCCTCAGTAAGTGTGCGTGCGTCATCTCCGGCAAGTCCAAAATCCAAATAAGGAACGGCTTCAGTTGCGGGAGCACTTACAAAATTGACAACATCTAAACAAGCTGTAGTAGGTGATTTAGTATTAGCATCGAATAATATAGTCTTAATAAAATGAGAATATTGCGCTGTGCTTGAGTGCTGGTCGCTACAATTAACGTTGTTGATATTAATGGTAATATCCTGAACGAAAAGAGCGGAGAAATAAGCTTTAGGGGCATAAATCCATTCAACTGTCGCATTAGATGTATTTTGTCCTGTTAAATATACTTGGAATACGAAACGCGATTCACTATAGGAACGGAACACATTGAACTGAGGTTGAATGGTGAACGTAATTGGTTGGGTTGCTAAAGGTGTAGTATCGCAAAGATAAACTCGGTCTTCGCAAAGAATGGTCGAGCTATCAAACGAACAGTTAGGGTCAACACCGAAGTAGTTATCGTTGACCATAATATGACTCATCTTTAGCTGCTCCTGGTGCCCTGCTTCTACTGCTACCATTTGAGGGGGTTCTAGATTATCACTACCTCCTGCCATACGATGACGACGATGATGAGACATTATTTAAAATTTATAAATTTAATACTTTTTGTTTATCTTACTTATTATTTAGAAAAGAAAAAAAGAAAAAAATCTAAATTAAATTAATTAATACCAGTTTGGTAGCTTGGATATTTTTTATAATATCCTCTGTCTGGAAATGAAATATATAGTTGAGGTTTTTGCTTATTAACTATAGCATTGTATTCATCTTGATGAACTTTAACTCCTGCTATAGATTGCTTTGCTAAATAAGCTTGTAATCCTAAAGGTTGTTCTCGAGGGTCAAAATGCATAGTTGGTGGAAATGCTAAATTACTACTTGCTATAAGATGTTGTAATGGATTATATATATTAGGTTGATTTTCACCATAAGGGTTTAATATCTCTTCTCTTGCTGTTTGAGGTCTTGCGGGTATAGGTATAGAAACATCTACAATATCTTGAACTGTATCATCAACTACATCGGCTATTGTTTCTGGTTCTGCTAATCCTGGTGTTGAATATTGTTGTTGAGGTTCTGGTGCCTTTGGGTCTGGATTCCATGTTTCTTTTAATCCTTTATTAGTATCACCAAAAATCATCTTATTAATCCCTATACCTGCTTCTATTAAAGGGACTACTTCGGGTCCAACAATAGCAGATAAACCTAATTCTAAAGCGGGTTTAACAAAAGGGACATTTTCTATAATATCAAAAGGGAGACTTATAACATCCTTTGTAAAATCCCATAAATCGTCATACCAAGCCCCTCCCCAAAAAGTATCCCCATGTTTCTCTTCGTGTTTTAATAGCTTTTTAGTCATATCAATAAATTTACGATGTTTAGGATTATGAACATAACGATGTTGTAATAATTCTACATTTTTGCGAATACGATGATGTTTAGGCATACCACCTTTATTTTTAGTATGCTTATTTGCTACACTGCCTTTATGAGCGTGAATAGCTTTGATTTGTTTCATAGCGCGTTCTGGACTTGTATGTTCTGCTAAGATATGACCTGTTTCTTTATTAACTAGTTTAAAAGATTTATCACGGTTCTTTTCTAAATTATAAGGCATATATTATTTCTCTTACTCTGGATATATATTATTATTAATATATATATAAAAAAAAATAATAAAATATAAATAATAATAAATAATTTAAGTAGAAGTTCCAAAAAAGCATATATCCACAGTCAATCCAGTCACATCTGTATTTGTATCTGCTGAACCCGTCACTGCACGAACCCATAATTTATTAGTTATTTTTAAATTAGAAGTATCTACTTGTATAGAAGGTAGTCGTGCGGCGGCATCACGAGATACATGGGCTATCATAAATGGGACATCACTTGCTGGGCTAGGTGCTGAAACACTATCATATAGTTTTATATAAGCATCTGCTACCGCACTTAAATTAACTGCTAAAAAATTAAGTAAATGTCCGCCTGTGGATACTTGAACTCCTGTAGATGAGGCTGTAGATACCCTTACAGAAAAACTATCTGGTGCTTTAGTATTAACTGTTCCACTATCTACTATTGTGTGTAATGGATTAGCTGTATATATATTATTAATACCTACCATCAAATTACCCGCTGTAGTTGTAATGGGGTCACCATAAGTATCCCTTATTCGCACTGTAGTCGGGTCTGTTAAAGATACAGTTCCACTTACTGGTTGTATTGCTGGGATATTTGTAATATTACAATTTATATCTGTAGTATATTCCACATCATAACATTCTCCACCACCTGCCACAGCGGGACCGATAGAAAGACATTTAAATAACCGTCCTATTACTGGTTCGCTTTCACCATCTACTATTGCTCCAATTGCATTCCACTCTGACCCTGTAGTTAAACCCACAGAAGCAACTCTATACCAAACACCAACCACTAAAAAATCAACTCGTCTAATAGCCAATGTTTGAGTAATTAAATTATTTACACCTACATTACCTATTGTATTACTACTTGGTGCTAATGATATAGAACCACCTACAACTACAACATTACTAGTTTCTAATGGTAGAGGTATCACAGACATCCAACGGGTCATAAAGCTTATATATGTTTGTGCTACTCCTGTAGGATTGAAAACTGAAATCCTACAATATTTATATAATAGATTAATCTGCTTACTAAAAAATACACCTGCTACAGAAGCATATGCACTAACACTATCCAGACTAACACCATCATAGGATTGATATACAGTGATTAAACAATTAGTATCGGTAGTAATAGCAAATGATAATGCTGTATAAGCATTTACTAATTCAAACTTACCGCCAAATGTTTGTAAAGCTAATATAGGTTGATTAGTATTATTTAGATTAGATATAACTGAAGTCATTTTAATTATATATACTTGATTACTTATATATATTATATATATTTTTGATAAAAAACTAAAAAAAATGAAATAATCTTTATAATTATTGATAGAAATAGAACCGTTTTATTGTTTTATGTATATATTGGTTCTATTTATCACATATATAAGCATAAAAATCGATTTTTATTCATCTATATCACATAAATAGAACCAATATATACATAAAAATATAAAAATCATCTAATTATACACACATAAAACTAAATAAAGGTCTAATCGGTTGATATATCCATCAAATCTAAAAGGGATTCTATATTACTTTCTATTATATTAGTATATGTTATATTATCATTTACATTTTTATTAATTTTTTTATTTTGATATTGTATTTTCTTTTTTAATAGTATAGAATCCTTATTGGCTATATAATATGCTTTATTAAAGGCGAGTGCTTTTTGTTTATTAGCTATATAATATGCTTTATTATTAGTATTTATTATTTGTTTATTATCTATATAGTGTTCTTTTCTTGTTCGACCTGCTAAAATTTTATTAACTATATTTAATCCTCGAGCCCTCATTTCTTTTATAACTTCACCTTCGCGTCTTGTTAATTCAGTCCTTGAGTTACAAGGATATTCTTCTATTAACTGAATAGAACAGTTATTAATACCATAGGTATTAAATATATCTTTAACAGAACATACATTTCTATTATGTAGATATGAATTCACATGCTGAGTCCATCTATTTATTAGAGGTCTAGCTACTGAACCTATATAATACTGTTGATTTTTATTATCTGTTATTTGATATATTTTACCGTGTTGATAATTATTCATTTTATTAAAAGCTAGTAAAAGAAAGTTAGTTGATATTTAATATATAAATAGAAATTTATTTTATATAAATAAACGCCATTGGATATAAAATACATTTGAAATATATATATCTCACGCCACTGTTTAAAATTCTCGATAGCTACTATCGATAAAAATAAATAGCATTTATTTATAAATAATTAAATTAAATATATATATAATAAAATAAATAAAATATATATAAATAATAATAGTGTATCCAGAGTTAAACATTTTAAAAAATGGAGAAGCGTATTGAAAATATAATACTAAAGGCTAAACCCGAACTAAGTCATATGAGTTGTAAGACCTATGCCAATTGTTGTAATAAGGTATTAGAGTTTATTAAGTCTAATGATATTAATGATTTAACTAAGTCTAAAGAAATCATTAAGGTGTTAAATGAGAAGTATGAAAAGCCTAATACTATTAAGACTAAGATAGCAAGTGTTATAGTTTGTCTTAAATGTATTAGTGATAAGAAAAGTAAGAAGACAATTAATAATGCTTTAAAGGATTATACAAACCAAATAGAAATATTAAATGGTAACGTTAAATCTAATCTATCAGATAAAGAAAAGAACACCCGCCAGAAAGAAGGATGGCTAGAAGCTGAAGACGTTGAAAAACTAAATAAGATACTAGAAGATAATATTCCTAAGACTATTAAGACACCTCGGGACTTAGTGAAACTTCGCGATTCATTATTATTTAAAATCTACCAAGATATACCATCACGCAGTGAAATGGCAGAAGCTAAAATTATATATAAACCAACCGCAAAATTACTAAAGGATTTAAATGATGAATACAATTATATTATATTGGATAAGAAAAACAAATCAGCAGTATATCAAATGAATGTATATAAGACTTCTAAAACTAACGGACAAAAGAACATAGATATTAATAATGATTTATATACTCTATTGGATGCTTATAAAAAAGCAGTAGATAATTTTAATGACGAACATTGGTTCTTATTAAATGATTCAGCAACAGCACCATTAACACGTAATCGTTTAGGTGTAATATATAGTGGTATTGGCAAACCTATTAATAAGAAACTAGGTATATCTATTAATAGACATATTGCTATCAGCAATGAACTACCAGTTAATAAGTTAGAAAAATTAACTGATAAAATGGGGACATCTACCGAAATGGCTTTGAATGTTTATGCGAAGAAATAAAGTGTTGTCTATATATAATAAAACTAGACAATCCTATAGTTTAAATCTTTTTATATAATCTTTAATACTTTCTTCTAGTGATGGATAGTTCCACAGAATCCAACGGCTTAATGCCCCTGCAGTTAGAGGATTATTCCAATCTTCACCCATTCCTTGATGACGCCTTAAATATAATATTTTGTGTTGGTTTGCATCTTCTTCTTTTAAGGTTTTAGAGTAGATGGTAAAATCAGACATACCATAGGCACCAAATTTTATATTCTTTTTTCTATTTGTTTTCATGTTTAAAAAAGTAGCAACATATTTATGCTTCTTATCAGTAGCTGATTTAATATTTATTAACTTATACTCTGGATACATCTTTTAATAAATATATATATAAAAAAAATAAAAATAAATATAATAACTATATAAAATTAATATTGTTGTGTTTTACTAACCTTCTTTATAACTAATTGGATTTGTGTTGGTATAGATGGGTCAGTGCTTTCTAATCCATTACCAGATGTATCAGTTATATTAAATGTAATACGACTTATAACTTTATTAGATGGATTTAAATATCTAAATATTAGATTACGGGGTTCTTCAGTATAAGGGCTATAAAATCCTGTTGTTAATGAATTAGTGCATAATACTGGTTCGGTTTTAAATAATACTTGTTGTTGTCCCCCATCATAATATTGAAATGCTATTTGGTCGAAATTCACATTAAAACTAGTCCAAGGTGGTTCTGTATAATTTTGTATATCAAATGAAATTTTAGAAATACTAACTACATATTCGAAATTATTATCTAAAACTAAAGGATTGCTTAAGACTGTAGTGAAACCAGCATTACTTTTTCCATTTGGTGCTCTTGTTATAGGGTCAATGGTTGGATAACCAAAACCCGACCAAATACTATTAACTTGAGAATCAACCATTACTAATGTAGTATCGTAATCACCTCGTATTTGATTCTGGTTTTGTTTATTTAAATCTACATCATAACGATTCATTTTTAAATTATATATATTATTTATACTATTTATATTATTAATAGATTTTATTTGTTTTATTTAATACTGTTGTGTTTTACTAACCTTCTTTAAAACCAATTGTAATTGTGTAGGATATAATGGGTTAGTGCTATTTAAAGCATTTCCAGCTGTATCAGTTATATTAAATGTAATACGACTTATAATTTTATTAGATGGATTTAGAAATCTATATATTAAATTTTTAGGTTCTTCTCGATAAGGGTTATAATAACCTGTATTTATATTACCTGTATTTTTAACTGGTGAAGTTTTGTGTAAAATTTGTTGCATACCTCCATCAAAATATTGAAATGCTATTTGGTCGAAATTTATATTAAAACTAGTCCAGACATTAGAAGAATAATTAGTTATATCAAATGTTAATTTCGATACACATATGACGTATTCGTAATTGAAATCCAACACTAGAGGATTACTTAATATGCATGTGAAACCCGCATTACCTTTTCCATTTGGTAGAGTTGTTATAGGGTCTATAGTTTGTGCGCCAAATCCAGACCATACAGCATTTACTTGTGAATCTACTATTATTTGAGTTGTATCATATTCACCACGTAAATCATTTTGGTTTCTATTATTTAGATTAATATCATATCGATTCATTTTTTATATTATTATACTATTTATATTATTAATAGATTTTATATTTTTTATTAAGATGAATGAAATATATCACCGCCTTGCATTTTATGCTTACGGCGACGGCGACGGCGTTTTGGCTCCTCTTCTTCACTATCTTCTTTTTTAACACCTTTTTCTTGTTTCAATTCTTGACGTAATTGTTTAATAGTTGAAATTACATCATTAGCAGTAGAAGCTATTTTACTACCTGTTTCTAATGCTTTAGGTAGCTTCTGTATATTCTCACTTACTTTACCAATAAAATTAACCCAATCAATACCATTCCCACGCATTTGTAATTGCGGTGCAAAACGTTCAATAGGTGTTCCTCCAAATGTATCTGGACGAAAACTGGCATAAGGATTATTTAAGCTGTAATCATTAGCTGAACCTGAACTAGGTGCGTTTGTTCCACTACCCATAAATGTATCAGAAAAAGAATCATAAGGATTATTACGTGAAAAATCAGTTGCACTCCCAGAACTGGGGGCATTTGTTCCGCATCCTTTCATTCCATCATAACCGCGTCCATTCATTACAGATGAAGCATTAGTATATAATGGTTGAATATTATCTTGTATTTCTTTTTTATTAGCTGGATATAGTAAATTTTCGAAGAATTTATTATACATTAAATAGTCACTTGCGGATCCTGATGAAGCGCAATTAGTTCCTGCTCCTGCCATCAATCCATTAGCTGAACCATAATATAAGTTCTTAGGATTTGCTCCTAAGTCTGGTATTTGAAATCCCATTGTATTACTGGCTACATTAGTAGGGTATCGCCATGCTAAACGCCCACTTGGTGCAACTTCTCCATTGTCTGGGTTGCCAATATCACGCGCATCGTAGAAAGAGTTTGAAACAGAAGAACCCTGTTGATATGTGCTTTCTCGGCTGGTATTAGGGAAACGGCGTTCTAATCTAACCAAAGGCATATTTAAATGTATATAATTGATAGTTGATATTTGTGTCTTTTATACTTAATATATATAATTTTTCGCTTATAAATAGAATTAATTTGTTTTTTTTTATCACATTATAATCATATTATATTAAAAAATTTCGTTTTAGTATTTATGATAAATATATTTCTATCCATAAACGCGCGTTGTCTATATATAATAAAACTAGACAACAATTTTAATTATTTTAATTTTTTTTAGACTTTAAAATTATCGATAGATAAATATTGTTATTTTATTTCATCGAGAAAAAATTTAAATCGTATGTTTTTTTTTCTTTATATTAATTAATTTATTTAGAATTATTTTCTATATATAAATTAAATCAACTTAAAGATAAACTATTTATACAAATTAATAAGTTCATACCTACCTGCAACTTTATTTTATTATTTCTCAAAATGGCACCAAAAAAATCTCAAATACCTGATAATCTTAAGGACTTATATGATTTACGCAATTTAATCGAACAAAAATGTAATGAAGAAGAAAAAATTAATGATGAACTTAATTTTATTGAATCTATTAAATATCATATATCTAATAGAGATAATTTAAATGAGATTGAAGTTTCTATTCTTAATGAATTAATAAACTTTACTGAAAGTTGTAATCATTCAAGTGGATTAAATTTTATTAAAGCAAATCAATCTAATTTAACAAGACTAATTAATAAATATAATAAAT